TAATCCTGATTCTGGATTAGGATACAATGAACCTAGTTTGCGGGCTTATGAAGATTATTTAGCAAATTTAGAAAGTGATATGATGTTTGATCAATTTGTACTTCCTTATGGAGATTTTCAATCTGAATTAAACATGCCTAGATTCTTGGATGATTATAATTTATCTGAGGGTTTCTTAGAGGGTGACATAGATTTTGGTTTATTCAACGATATGATGGGAGATGCTTACAATCCATTTGAATATGAAACAGCATCAGGTAAAAATCTTTTCTCAGATCCTATGATGAGTTTTATGGGAGATATTCCTGGTTATGCTATTCCATTCTATGCGCTTAGACAAGGTTCTAAGTTTGCACCTAAAGGATTACGATTTGGTATTAATCAAATGTACCCTGGCACAACGAACACCGGAATAGGTTTTCCTTTGAGATTAAAAAATAGACCGAATGTAACAGGATTTAGAATACCGTTTTCTTCTGCTCCAAGAGGTCTTGGACAAATGCTTCTATTAGGTGAAGCATCAGAAAATTTAGATGACTAAGACACTTTTAAAAAACATGAGCACTAAGATGTTGAGAAACATGCTTAAGAAAAAAGGAATTAAAAATTTAAGAATAGATCCTAATATTAAACAAGGAGAACAAACAGTAATAGTTCGATCAGCACCTATGTATGATCCCAGAAAAGGTATGGTGCCCTCTCCAAACGCAACTGTAATGTCTAGAAGAAAATTTGTTTTGGATAGATTAGAGCAAAGGAGAAATAAATTAACATACATGAGACCTGATTTATCTAATTCTGAAAAAGCCTTGATGAACATGGCTCCAATAAAAGTTAGAAAGAAAAATAATGGTAGCTAAAACACTAGGATCAAAAATAGTTAAAAACTTAACCAAGAATATAGTTGGTAAAAGAAGAGATTATGCACCTAAGATAGCTGCACCTAAAAAACCATCTGGTACAAAATTAGATTTAGAACAAGGAGTTCAAACAGGTAAGTCGACAACAGTCGCACCTGTGATGTTTCACAAATCAAGAGAGGTAATTCTTGATGCACCTTTTGAAAGCAATCAAGCAGGAGGTTGGTTAAATTACATTAAACAACAAGGCGTCAGAGATTTAGAACTAGACGATACATCTTTAAAAAACTATTTAATTGGTCTCGGAAAAGATAAAATTACAAAACAAAAACTGTTACAGGAGTTTGATGAGATAGCACCTACCATTGAAGCGATACCCTTAGGTAAACCTGCTACTGTAAATATTATAAGCAATCTATCAAAAAAATTATCTAAGATAGATACAGATAGACAAGATCCAAGAGTATCTGGATTAGTTAATTATTTAAAAAATTCTTTACCTCAAGTTCAATCTTCATCTGCTGATGATTTTAAATCATTAGAAAGTGTAGTTAGTTCAGTTGATAGCTATATGCAAAAAGCTTTCGGTATAGAAGGAGCGATGGCAAAAGGAATTAATTTTGACGCTCCTGTTCCATTCACTGTAAAAGAAATTGTAAGAACCTTAGGTGCCGCAACAGGTCAATCTGCTAGACCCTTTGCACCAGGAGCATACGCTAAAACACCATCGTATGGAGGACAACAAACTTTATCAGGTGGAGATAATTATCGTGAATTTTTATTTAAGTATAAACCAGGTAAATTAAGAAAGACAGAGCCTGAATATTCTTATGGTCATGATTTTGGTTTACAATCTGGCGACAGAACAAATGGATTTGTTCACACAAGAGTTTCTGATAGAACAGACGAGTTTGGTAGAAGAATTTTGTTTGTAGAAGAAATACAATCAGATATGCATCAACCTATTCAAAGAGCGATTAGAGAAGCAGCTAAAGAAGGAAGAGCTATATCTCCTAGATCTGGTTATGCCATGAGAGGAGACTTACCTCCACCGAAAGAGTTGATTGCAAACAAACAACAATTAGATTTAATTAATTTAAAAATAGAAAATTTAAATGCAACTAATCCTAGATCTCCTGCTTTAAATAAATTGTATGAAGAAAGAGAAAAGATAAGAACTATTTTAACTGAGGCTAGACAGTCATCTGGTATTTCTGGTGGCGATATCCCAGAGGGTCCTTATCAAAATTCTGTTGATTACATGCAATTTGTAACAAAATATCTTTTAAGAGTAGCAAAAGATTCCGGTTATGATGGGGTTGCATTCTCTAGTCCGCAAGTTAAAAACCTAAATTTAAGACCAGGAGAGAGAAGTTATCAAGGTAATTTATCTGCTTATGGACCAATGTTAGATAGTGCACTTAAAAAAGTTAGTAAAAAAGTGGGGACAACTCCTCAAACAACTGTTATAAAAATACCTGACGGGAGAGTTTTTAGAGTCAGATATTTAGATGTTAAAAATAACAAAGAAGCAAGAAGTAATATTGCAAAAGGAACGCCTGCATACAGGAAAGGTGGATATGTAAATCATGGTAGATGAAAATAAAAATCAAATAGAGAAAGCAACACAAGCTTTAAATAAAGCATTAGATTTAGAAGAAGAACAACAGATTACAATAGAACCAGATGTTGATGTAACTTTTGAATCTGATTTTGAAATCATGGAGGATGGTAGCGCAGAAAAAATTCAAGACCAACCAATGGACATGTCTCAAGTTCCATTTGATGCTAACTTAGCAGAATATATTGATGAAACAGAATTAGGTAGATTATCATCAGATCTACTAGCCGCATTCGAAAGCGATAAAGACTCTCGTAAAGACTGGGAAAGCACTTATACGAAGGGTTTAGATATGTTGGGTTTTACTTATGAAAATAGAACTCAACCTTTCGAAGGTGCGTCCGGGGTCGTGCATCCTTTATTAGCTGAATCTGTTACTCAGTTTCAAGCCCAAGCTTATAAAGAACTTCTCCCCCCAAGCGGTCCCGTTCGCACAATTATCGTGGGTGATCCAACACCGCAAACAGAACAACAAGCAGAAAGAGTAAAAGATTACATGAACTATTATGTTACTCATGTAATGGAAGAATACGATCCTGAGATGGATCAATTATTATTTTATTTAGCATTATCTGGATCTGCTTTTAAAAAAGTTTATTACGATCAAATTTTAAAAAGATGTGTAGCAAAATTTGTATCTAGTGAAGATTTATATATTAACTATATGGCAACAGATATTGATCAAGCAGAAAGAATTACTCACTCAATTAAAATGAGTGAGAATGAATTAAAAAAATTACAAGTATCTGGTTTTTATCGTGATGTAAAAGTTACTCATGGTCAGGTTGATACTACAAACGAAGTAGAGGGTAAAGTAGAGGAATTGGAAGGTGTGTCATCTCCAGATTTAGGACAGGATATAGAACATTCAATATTAGAAATGCATGTTGATGCAGACATTCCTGGTTTTGAAGATACTTCAGGTGTTAAATTACCCTATATTGTAACCATAGATGAATTTTCTACTAAAATATTATCTATCAGAAGAAACTATGAACAAAATGATCCTAATTTTAAAAAAATACCATACTTTGTTCATTTCAAATTTTTACCCGGTCTAGGTTTCTATGGTTTTGGATTAATTCACATGTTAGGTGGGTTATCAAGAACAGCAACTAGTGTTTTACGTCAATTAATTGATGCTGGAACTTTAGCTAACTTACCTGCTGGATATAAGGCCAGGGGTATGCGTATTAGAGATCAAGAAGAACCTTTACAACCTGGAGAATTTAGAGATGTAGACGTAACAGGAACTTCTATTCGAGAGTCTTTGTTGCCTCTACCATTCAAAGAACCAAGTCAAACATTATTCCAATTATTAGGCTTTGCTGTTGATGCAGGAAAATCTTTTTCTGCTATTGCAGACATGAAAATGGGTGAGGGTAATGAACAGAATCCAGTGGGCACCACATTAGCTTTATTAGAAAGAGGAACTAAAGTTATGAGTGCTATTCAAAAAAGATTGTACTACGGACAAAGAAAAGAATTCAATTTATTAGCTCGTTCTATAAAATTGTATACTCCTCCTCAATACCCCTACATGGTTGCTGGTGGTAATAGATTTATCAAACAAGCTGACTTTGACGATAGAATAGATATTCTACCTGTTGCTGATCCTAATATTTTTTCTATGACGCAAAGAATTACATTAGCTCAACAACAATTACAGTTAGCGCAATCTAATCCACAACTTCACAACATCAGAGAGGCTTATAGAAGAATGTATACTGCAATGGGTGTAGACAATGTGGATCAGTTATTAAAACCAGATCCTAGTCAACCAATGCCTATGAGTCCTGCCGTTGAAAATGCATTAGCGATGAAAGGACAACAACCAAAAGCTTTCATGCAACAAAACCATAAAGCACATATGAAAGCACATGCTGAGTATATGTTTACTAGAATGGTGCAAATAAATCCTCCCCTCTACGCAATGTTACAGGCTCATATGTCAGAGCATTTAGCTATGATGGTCTCGCAACAAGTTCAACAAGAATTCACAGAGCAGGATCAACAAATGCAGGCTATGATGCAACAAGCACAAACTAATCCTCAAATGCAACAACAAGTTCAAGTTCAAATGCAACAATTAAAAACATTGAAAGATGCAAGACAAGCTGAATTAGAAGCTAAAATGACAGAACAACTAGCGAAAGAAGAAGAGGCAAGAACTAAAGCAGAACAACAAGATCCGTTAGTAAGATTAAAACAACAAGAAATAGATCTTCGTGCAGCTGAGATAATGTCTAAGAAAGAAGATTCTCAAGTAAAAACAATGATGGATTTACAAAGATTAGATTTAGAGAGAGACAAAGCAGAAGCAGATGTAACTATGAGTGTATTGCGTGAATCTGAAAACGTTGATAAAAGGAAGTCCAATGAGGCTTTGACAGAGTTTAAAGAACAAGTTAATCTCACAAAGGAAGCATTACAAAATGACAGATCAATACCTAGAGGAAACGAAGAGGATAGCGAAAGCAATTAAAGAGATACAGAAAAAAGCTGACTCTTTAATTTCGCAAGGAAAGGTTGATCGTTTATACGTTTGTGCAGCTTTGATGGCTGTAACAAGGCAAATGTACTTGGAGGCATTAGGACCTAGAGAGGCTTCTTATCTCTTTAATTCTGTTGCTGAGACATTTGATTTTTTAGTTCATCTTCAGGACTATGAAGGTCTGAAGAAGGTGACAATACATTGAGGAGACAGACATGAAACTATTAAAAGATACATGGGAATGGCTTAAAGAATGGAATGACTGGGGCATGAAAGATTGGATTAAAGCCGGAGTTGTTGCAGTCGTTGTAATAATAATACTTAAGTCAGTTATAGGAGGCTAATGCCTAAAACAGGAAGATCAAGAAAAGATGTTAGGACTAGGGGTTTTGCTCCTGGTCCTAAACGTCCTGGTAATGAACCTAAAACTTTTATGTCTAGCTTCAATCCAAATGAGGCGAGTAGATCAGACTTCAATAAATTTAGAGAAAATTTAAGACAACAAGGAATTCAAACTTTATTAGATTCACCAAAAGCTGGTTCGTATTTTGTACAAACCAGAAATTTCAATCCACAAGGAGCAGAACTAGATCCTGTGTCAGGACAACGTTTTGATTTTGTTCCTTCAAATGCTTTTACAGGACAAGGTAAAGAAATACTTGATGAGATTTATACAGAACCTTATCAAGAAATGATGGGTAATTTTCTTAAAACAAACCCAGAAAGATTCAAAGAATTATTTCCAGTTTCTTATTTTATGCAGAGAGGCATACCCTCTCTAGCTGGAATGGCCATGGGAGCTATCACTGGTATACCTGGAGTTGGACCAATGATTCAAAACATGTTACCACAAAAACAAGACATGACAGGTAATTTTAATTATTTAGATTATACACCAACTAGATTGCCAAAAATAAATTTTAAAAGTCCAGATAGTTCTGGAGTCATGGGACAATACTACAGACAGTTTTATCCATTAGATCTTCCAGAATTTTTCTATCAATTTATGGATGATGAAGTTCTCCCATACAAAACAATGGAGGGAATGTTATAATGAATTTCGCAGAAGCCAGAAAAGCTATGACATCTAACAAAGCTTCT